ATGGCAACCGTCTCAAGAAACACCAAGAACGTGGAGAGACCCGACACCCTCGCTCTTCCCACCGATGTGTTTATCGACATCGCCACTCGTCGTATCGATCATACCAATACCACGGTTAAGGATTTCGTACTTGAGCACGCTCCCTATCTTAAAGAGATCGTTGCCGCTGCCGAGCTCAACTCTGACAGTGTAGAGACCAATCCTTACGCCAAGTCCTCTGATGGTCAGAATGTTGCGTTTTTCTTCACGAAGGATCCCGACAAACTGGCAGTTGAGGACCCGATGCCGTACTATCAGTACCCCGTGCAGGAGCGCAATCTTGAGATGATAGTGCCCTGCGAGGCAAGGACTGCCGGCGTCATCATCTACTACCCGCTCTCCGCTCTTATCGCGGTAGGCATCTAATCTAAATTAACGGAGGTATTACCATGAAGCTCAAGAATAAGTCTGCGAAGATAATCACCATAGGCGACCTCGATATACTCCCCGATCAGATAGCTGAGGTCGGCAAGGAAGTCGAAAGCAATCCTGTCGTGCAGCTCTTTATTGATAACGGCTTTTTTGCCGTTATCCCCGATATGGCAGCTGATGAGACTGCTGTGACCGCTGAGGCTCTTGCCGAAAAGGTCAGCAAGCTCAAAAAGGCGGAAGTCATGGAGGAGCTCAAGAAGCTCAGCGTCGACTTTGACGAGAATGAGAAGGTCGCTGAACTCAGACAGCGCCTGCTCGAAGCGATGATATGACCAATGTCATTAATACGCTCAAGCTCGTTGCTCCTGAATTCGGCACGATGAGTGATGATGATATCCAGAGCTGGGTGTTGCTTGCCGAGCCTTTTGTCAGCAAAAAGGTGTTTGGCAAGCTCTACACACAGGCTCTTGCCTATCTTACAGCGCACATGATGAAGATGAGCGGAAACGGTGATACCTCTAAAGGGACTGTCGGCGACTCCATGAGGGTCGCCTCGGTCTCCGAGGGCAATACATCAATGTCATTTAATACGTCGCTGTATTCGCCCGGTGATGTCGATGCGGAACTCAACCTTACTGTGTACGGCATCAGATACCGCCGCATACGCTCGATGTGTGTATGCTCCGTCGTGAATGTAGGTGTTGCCAATGGCAGGCCATGATATCATCACCGGCGCAGGCAAGGAGTTTTTTAGGCAGATCGAAGAACTCAAGAAACTGCAAGTGCGAATAGGCTATCAGCGCGGCAAAGCCTCTAAGACGGATGATGACGGCAATGAAGCAGATTACTGCGATATCGCCATGTGGAACGAGCTCGGCACATCAAACGGTATCCCGTCAAGACCTTTCTTGCGAAACAGCGTCGATAGTAACGCTGAGCAGATAGACAAGGCTTGTAAGGACGCCATAAAGGTCATCGCCAAAGGAGGTAAAGCCGAGGTAGTGCTCAAGCAACTCGGTTTGATGCAAAAGGGCATAGTACAACAGACGATTTCGAGCGGCGATTTTGTGCCCAATGCTCCAAGTACCGTTCGGCGAAAAAACCACAATGGCAAAGGCTCTGCAAAGCCCCTTATAGACACGGGCGGCCTGCGGAATAAGGTTAATTTTGTTATATGCAAAAAGGGGGAATACGATTGATTGCTTTTTTCAGTAAGCCGTACAAGGTTAAGCGTTTCGGCAAGGAGCGGATTGTTGACGGCTATGCCTCATCAGGGTATGTTGATATCAGTCCTATCTCCCTTGATGTGCAGGAGCAGGATTATACCATGACCTCCGAGGCTAACGGTAAGCGGTCGCCCAAAACGCTTAACGCTTTTGGACAGTTTAAGTTTGTCGCCGCCGAGCCACCTGATACGAGGGGCGATTTGCTCCTCTACAAGGGCAAATGGTATGAGTGCAAATCATGTGTCGAGCACTGCAATACGCTGCTTCGTCACTTCTTTGCGGCATTCCAGCTTGACCCGAATCAAGGAGGCTACGAAGATGAATGCGAATGAACTGCGTAAGCTCCTGCGGGATATAGTGCATATGTACTTTGCCAAGGCAACAGTGCTTTGGAGCGAGGGCAGGAACACCCAGCCTAAAAAGCCCTATATCACGCTTAAAATGGCTTCTGCCGGCAGGGATACACATTATACCTACGAAAATGAAAACGGCAATCCTTGCGGTTTTATCAGCTCAAAAGCGCGGCTGGAAGTCAACCTCTTTACCAACGGGCTCATAAAGCTGATACCGAACGCCTCACCGCTGTTTATAAACACAGCGGTCGGAGACCTTGAGGACTTTTGCAATTTTGTCACAAGTGACAAGGTGATGGATATCTGCGATGAGCATAATATCACAATCATGCAGAGCGGTGATGTTATGGATGTGACCGCCTTGCTTGACGGTGTTGAGCATGAGTACCGAGCTATGGTCGAGTTTGAGGTTGATTACGTCCAAGAGGTAAAGGGTGCTTACGGAGTGTCGGCAGACTACTCGAACGGCAGCAGCGGCGACGGTGAGGAAAAGCCCTCAAAATTTGTTCCTACCCCTTCGGGCGGCAGGACTGAAGAACAAGTTAACACAGAAATAGGCTACTTTGTAGAAGTAGAAACAGAAAGCGAGGAATAGCATGAAGAATCTTGCTGATATCGTCAATGTCAGCATCGGTATAGAAGAGCCGATAGTTGACTCGACGAGTTTTGACAATATGCTCATCATCGGACCTGAGCCCAAGCAGTGGGACAGTCTCACAGATGAGGAGCGTGCAAAGAAAGAATCGGTGTATATCTGCTCGAGTGCTACTGAGCTGACCGAAAAGGACTCGCTCTACGCCTCGACCGATAAACTCACAGGAGACCCCATCGGAATAGCCGGTAGGGTTGCGTTTACTCAGGACCCCAAGCCCGACAAGGTATATTTTGCCGTCAACAAAAAGCTCCCTGCAACAATCAAGGATTGCAGTGTCATTGTTGCGGCGACCAAAGAGGATATCCCCGCAGCACTGCTCGGCAAAGTGGGCGAGAGCTCCGTTACGGGTCTGCCGTGGATTATCGCCTCTTACAAAGAGGTTGATGCAGATGCAAACAGACAGACCAACCTTGCTATATCCAAGGGTAGCGGCGATTACAGCGGCGTTGTTAAAAACACCGTTGACGGCGTTAACTACGCCAGCCTCTCTATTGCAAGTGACCCCGCAGGCACTTACGTTGTAAGGATAGAGGATAAGGTGTACGCTACCGCGGCAAAGGAGACGGTTACCAACGCAACCGACTGCATCCTCACCATCGAGGTCAACGCAGACGGCGCAATTGTTGATAACTCCGAGACGGTCAAATATGAGCGCATGGCTGAGGACATAACCGCCACCCTCGAAAGAGCACTGCTCACGAGCGGCTGGTATGTAGTCTGCCCGACTTATCTTGATAAGGTCACCCTCGAAAAGATAGGCAATTGGGTTGACTCTCAGTCTAAACTCACCGTCTTTTCGGTCGTTGATATGCCCGAAGACGGCGAGACGCCTATCCTTGATAAGAGCCTCAGATGTGCCGGTATCTTTGCAAAGCAAAGCCTTGAGCAGGAGCTTGCAGATGTGCCTAAGGATAACCTCTATATCAATGTCGCATGGGCGGCAAAGTGTCTTAACTATCAGGCAGGCTCTGAGACATGGGCGCTCAAGACTCTTGTAGGTATGCAGCCCGCAAGCCTCACGAGCACTCAGATGCGTAAGCTCGAGGTTCTGCATCTGTCGTATTATACGACCTGTGCGGACAGAGATATCACCTGCAACGGTCAAGTCACCTACGGTGAGTGGATCGATGTCGTCCGCTTCCGCGATTGGCTCCAAAACGACATGCAAAAGGCTATTTACAGCTTGCTTGTCAAAAATCCCAAAGTACCCTATACCGACAGAGGTATAGCCCTTGTTAAAAGTGAGATGATAGCCTCGCTCAAGAGAGGCCAGCAGAACGGCGGTATCGCCGAATCTGAGTATAATGACGACGGCGACGAAATACCCGGCTATGTTGTCAGCGTGCCCAGGTCTGCCAACATCTCCGACTCGCAGAAGAAGTCCAGAAAGCTCGTCGATTGTAAGTTTAGAGCACGCCTTGCGGGCGCTATCCATGCGGTCGAGGTCAAGGGCACTCTGGCATACTCGCTGTAATGTAAGGAGGTCGAAAGCAAATGAAAACCGGAATCAAAACCTACAACTGCCGTGAGGTCATCGTGACGCTCGGCTCGCACATCGTGAGCGGTTACGCTGAGGACTCCTTTGTCACCGTGGAGGAGGTCGGCGAAGGTACTTCCGCTGTCTGCGGCTGTGACGGCGAGCACAGCAGGTCAATGGATCCT